CTAAATATCATCCAATGCACGTTTCTCAGATTCTTTTGTTTCAAGTGCGGAATTGACCTTATCTTCATAACCCAAAGCGATTTGACCGGGGGATATCAATTTAATCGAGATATAGCCCTCTGGCATTTCAAAAGATGCCCAATATCTGCATTTATCAAGTTCCAAGGCAGACATTTCGTATCCATCTCCCTCGTAATAGGGAGAAGAGAAAAAGTGATAATCATGGGTTAGTTTGCCGTATTTCTTTGCGAATAAATCTTTAAACTTGTTAAAATCTGTTTTTATTGAACTCCATGAGGTGTACTTTTTATCAAAGATTACAGCCACTTTCCATATTGTCTTCGTTTGGGGTGTTGGCAATAAAAATATCCCACAATCTTCATTAGCAAATTGACCTTTTAGGACCATCGTTCCATTATCAGAGATGTATTCTTCTGTGTAGCCGTCTTGTTTTAGTTTGGCAGCGAAAGATTCAACACTTCCATCTATGGGGATACCTTTAAAAGTTAAATGGTTCTCCTGTGTAAATCCAGCATTATATAAAATGCTGAATAAGCAAATTAAGAATGCCACTTTTTTCATAATCATAAAGTTTTAGGTTTTTACAACACCGGTTTCCAGTAGAACTGAGTAACGTTCATAATCTTTATTGTCTCGTTCAGGACAATCCATCCTCTGGACAACCCGGATTCTGGCTATGTGTATGGTGACGGTGCCCGTATGATGTTATGCGTCATAGACATCAATGATGGTTCTAATAATGTCTGCATATTGATAAATATCTTGGAGGGAAGTTAATAAATGCTTAGTCCCCTTCTTTTCAGCATCGAAAGTTTCGATATATTTATTTGATCGATTAAAATGTAAGCGGCAAATTGGCTTTCGATTATTATCGTCTAATAGAATCCCAAAATAAGATTGCGTGTCACGATGCATGACCCGGTTGATGTCATCGACTTTATTGTATAAAATCGCTCTTACGATATAAAAGCCCTGCATTTCCTCTTCTGTCGTGACAATTTTGTCTGCTTCGGAACATTCGCATGGAGATGATTCAACGGTAGAGGTAGCCGGAGTTTCAGATGGAATCGAAACATCTGGAGAAATTGCCGATTTGAGGCGTTCATTCACATAATCCGTCATGTATTGTTTGAATGCCTGTTTGACGATTTCGCGAAATTGACAAAAAATGTCGTCGTAAAATCGTCCCGTGTATACAGGTTTTGCAAAATATTTAACAAATTCATCACTGGGATTGGCAATCTCTTTAGCTATTGCGTTCCGAATTTCGTTAGTATATTTTAATTCACTAGCCGTATTGAGTATCTTATCAAGGTCAAAATAACTTTTGTGAAATTCCTTAAGTTTTTCGATATGCGTTTCTCGTAGATCTTCCATATTGATCTCAAAAAACGGCTTACTGTCGAGCTTATTGGGTTCAACCAAGTCAGTATAAAAACGGTAGATGATGCCATTAGTTAATAATCCAAATTTGGCGTTGGAAACCTGATAATAACGGTACAATTGTCCGTTATGGCCATCCAGGCATTCTTTCCAATTCTTACATTCAATCAATATGATCGGTTGACCATCTTTGTAGATAGCGTAATCAATCTTTTCGCCCTTTTTAATGCCTAAATCGCAGGTAAACTCCGGAACCACTTCCGTGGGGTCAAAAACATCATATCCCAATGCCTGAATAAAAGGCATAATAAAAGCAGTTTTAGTGGCTTCTTCGGTTCCAATATTTTCTTTTAGCTTGGCCACACGTTCGCTTAGTTGTTTGATCTGATCTTTGAAGTCCATGGTATTTAGGGTTTAAGTTAGGTCTATAGATCTATTTGGAGAAAAAATCTCGTCTACAGCTGTCTTCTATTCACTTTCCCTTTTACAAGGAATATTTTGAGTACATCATTGCGCGATATTATCGTATCTCCGGAATAGCGAGGGTTGGTAGCACGTAAAATGAAATATTGCCGATCCTCTGATAAATAAACATTCTTGATCGTTCGCAAATTATCGCAATTTGCATTGGTAATCACCAGATAAGGTTCACCCCACAACATGGAATCGACATTGGTGATCTCTTTCACCAACACCACTTCTCCTGCAAAAAAATCCGGCTCCATACTTTCTCCGAATACAGGAAACGCTGCTGTACAGTCATTCAAAGGAGGAAAGTCAATATAGTATTGCGGTATTTCAGGTGTATCGTGGAATGCTTCGGCAATGGACGCAGTCACATCGATGTCATAAAAGGGGATGCTTGTATTTGACTTTAATTCTGTGGGGGATTCATGTTTTAGCATGGCACCTTCGCCGGTGAGCATTGATGTATCCCATTGTTTGCTTGATAATAATTTGCTAATATATTCGGATGGTATAGGCCTTCCGCCTTTTTCTATTTGAGAAATAAAGGGTTGCCCAATGCCTAAGTAATCAGCTAATTCCGACTGGGTTATTTTGTTTGCTTTTCTAAATAACTTTAAATCAATCATATCTGTAAAATATATGCAATTCATTAAATTTTATTTGCAAAATATTTGCATAATATTAGCAATATGCATATATTTGCAATACGAAACCAATGCAAATAATCAAAAGTAATAAAAAGCCATGAAAACGCAAGTCAACAAAAGCAGGTTAATGAAAATGGCATGGACTATATACAAATGTGTCAACCCGTATTCTTACAGCTTTTCGGCCGCTTTGCGCCGGGCTTGGGAGGTTGAGAAAGCCACGTTGGAATATGAAACCAGGGAGGCACGCAAAGCCGCTATCGAAGCGGAGAATTCGGCAGTGAGAGCTAAACGGACGGGTATCGTAAATGTTTCATGGATGGCTGGAGCGGTAGCCTATTACAGCAATGCCCGTCCCAGTCAGTATTTCGGAGATTAAGTAACAGTGGCAATGAGAACAAATAAAGTTGCAGTAAGCGCGACGAAAAAACGGGTCGACTATCCGGGAACTTTACGCAGCCTGATAGTAGGAGAGACCCGCGCATTTAAAATGACTGGCAGGATGTATCAGGGATTGCATAGTGCCCGGTGTCAGTTGAGGAAAAAAGGCTTTGACTTTCTGTTTGAAACAGATGCGGAAAAGAACCTGATGTACATTACCCGAATTTCTTAATACCCGCGACTATGGAACCTCTAAAAGTAATTACGGTGACCGAAGAACAGCTAGAAAGCCTGATCGATAAAAAAATAGATCAGTTACATGATGCTGTGAAAAAGCAATCCGAGATTACCGATCCCTTACTCGATATAGCTAGTTTGAAAGTCAATTTAAAATGGTCGGATGGTAAGGCTCGCCGGTTAGTCAAAGAGGGACGTTTGAAACCTGAGTTTACAGGGAACGGTAAAACGATGTTTTTCAGACTATCCAAGTGTCTCACTCTATAAAATAATAAAACATGAGAAACGTATTGACCTTTACTGGAATTGTAGCACTTGTGGTGTCTCTTATTGTGCTTTGCATGGTCGGATTCCCTCGCTACGCCGTATGGCAGCAAGAAATGAGCGGCAAAGCTGAATTTGCCAAAGCCGAACAAAACCGACGTATCAAGATCGAGGAAGCTAAGGCCAATCTTGAAGCCGAGAAACTCAATGCCCAGGCAGAGATTGAACGTGCTAAAGGTGCCGCCGAAGCTATAAAGATCGAAAACGGTAGCATAACGCCTACTTACATTCAGTATCTGTGGGTGCGCCAGCAAAATCTATCTGCGAATAAGGTGATCTACATTCCTACCGAAGCCAGCTTACCTATTCTTGAAGCAAAACAGTAAACCTACACAGCCATGCCAAGCCGTCCTCCTTATAGTCCTTTCGCGCTGGAAGTTGCTGAGATAAAAGCAGCCAGAAGAAAGAAAGATATGCGCCTTGAGATAGCAACGAAAGTATTGATTGCCTACTTAAATAACCCAGGAGAAAATCTATTAACCGATTTACCAGATCGAGCTATTAAGATCGCTGACCGCCTCATGCGCTTAAATGAAGAATTTGAACCGGATAACTCTTGATAGTAGTAACCCTTCCTCTACTACATAGCAGCCATACTTGAAACTAAAACCGATACAGCCATGAACGACGAATTTATTATCACACCCGGCCCTGCTCCGGATTCAGCTTTGAATCCACTGAGGGCAAACCTTTCCCGGCTGGCTCTTTCTGACGAAGTCAGCGATGAGGATAGAGAGGCGATCAAAGAGTTTCTTGAAAACTTATAGAGCCATGAGCAACAACACCGAATCCAATCTTATGGCATTTGCGCTGATAGCAACCCTTTCTATCGTCATGTTTTGCCTCTGGGTAGTAATTGAAATAATAATCGGACAATAGTTCTTTAACTTTCTAAAATACAGCAACCATGAAAAAGATCATTCTTTTCTTCCGAAATCGCAGGGATGCAAAACTCCGTCTAAGACTCGAACGAATCTTAGAACAAGGCGTACGATGTGATATTAATACTACCGGAAATATCTGCGCTAACCTTCCTGCAGTCGAACCAGATCGGTAGGCAATTTATGGTTCCTGGTAAGGAAGTCAAATTCAGCTTTACATAGGTCGTTAAACTCCCACAGATCAATAGCTTTATCAGATACTAGCTTATCTATGATTTGCTGAAGATTCTTTCCCCATGATCCAAAGTCTCCGGTAGCAGTTTGCGGAACCTGAACAGCAGAGGACAACTGTTTTAGTTTAGATATAATTTGAGAGGAAGAACACGCTGTAAGTAATCCAAACGATTCATTTTGAGACAACTTAATAGCCACATTAATCCCGCAAGCAATTTGTCCCATGTCATAGGGAGGTTCACTAAAATTTTTCATAGCAGTAAAGTTTTAAGGTTTGACACTTACAAATATAGCAAAACTCGGCACTCCCGCAACTTTCATAGCAGAGAGTAAAAAGGTTTGACAACTCGGTGGGAGTGCTGATTTGCCCCTTTGGTCTAATGGAATGACGGCACGAAGTAAGGTTGGGGGATTCGTGCAGGTAACGGTTCGAGTCCGCTAAGGGGTACAAAATAAAAGAATAGCCATGCAAGGACAAGAGTTTACATACAGCGAGGCGGCGTTGCGCGAGTTGGCCGCATGCCTTAAATCGGAGATGAGCGCACTGATCTGTAAACCCTACCCGCATTTCAGGAAAGAGTATTGCGGCGAGATTACCGCCGTTCAAGATGGCTGTGTAATCAGCGTGTATGCAGACTATTACATTAACCATGTGGGCGATTACGATCTTCAGCTTTCGCAGGCATACTTCAAACCTGAAGGCGAGAAAGAGTACAGAATCCATGAACCCGATCCAAGAGATATAGAGTACTACTACGCAGAAGCAAACGGTTCCTGCTACCGTAAAGCAGGCCAGGTTGGTAATGTTGGTTTAGGTTAGCAGCCATTTTTTACGATCCGGACGGCAATCCGGGTCACCCCTCCGCCATCCGTGAGTCCCGCGGAGTTTTTAAAGGACAAATCAAAACACTCAATACTATGGACTATTTAGCGGAACCCCAAAAGAAGATCAAAGCGGCCCTATTATCGGGTATCAGGCTGACGACCGCACAAGGTAACCGGATGGCCCAGACTGTGGATTTTCGCAAAATCATATCAAGATTGAAAAAGGATGGGATGGCGATAAAATGGTTTTGGAATGCTCGCAAAGACCAGGACGGTAAAATAGTCGCACGATATAAAACCTATTACTGTGAATCTCCGCTTCCCGCTAAAGGGACGAAGATCGATGGTTTTGGAGAACCGAGTTTTAACGAAATGTTCTGGAATCAGTAAACATCATACCCAGAGGCAGGCAGACGACGCTATCCCGGACAGACGGGGACAGTTCCGGGAAGGTGTGGGGAACCCTCGACAGCGATTATAACGAAGAATAAGCCGCGCTGTTAAAAGGTCTGCTGACAGCCCGGAAAGACGGGCAATTGGACAGGTGGCGGAATTGGTAGACGCTAAGCGAGAACACCTAAATACTCCTTGCGGTTTAGGATAGACCGGAGAGAATAGGAGCGCTGATTAATCTTATGCGGGTAGATTCAGTTAGACTTCTGAACCTGAGTAAAACAAAAAGTTGCAGGTTCGAATCCTGCCCTGTCCTCAAACCGCCTGTGAAAAGGCATAAAATTTAAAATTATGGAAGCAAATCAATTAATCACCAATGTGGAGGTGTTTTCCGGAAATCTGCCGGATTTAAACAAAGCCGATGCGGCACCTCTCGAACTCAACGGAGAGTACTGGACACCCGAAAAACCCGGAGAGAAACGCCGGATGTTTTTTAAGGAGCTTCGCACCGAAACCACCGTAGACCAGCAGACCGGGAAAGATATTGAGCTACTGGTTGCTTACTTCGTAGAGGTGGTAGACGGAAGAAAGCGGGTTGTAAGGCAAGCCGGTAGAAGGTTGACTGCGGTTTTCGAAAGTTTTTCGGACAAAATCAAACCGGGAATGGCTTTCGAGATTACCTATCAGGGTAAAGTGAAAAACAAAAGCAACTCCTTTATGAGTGACGCCTGGAGTATCGTCCCACTTTCAACTAAATAGCCATGGATTTCCCGGTTTATGATCTGTCGAATGCAATTGCAGGGGAGGAATTAACTCCCCTACAATTCGACAGATCGAATTACACACCTTTGGATGAGTTTGTCGAGAACCTGAAAAACGCCCCGGATAAATCGGTTAAAGTCTCCAACAGGTCGCTTTCCGTGAACGGTAAGGTGGTGAACGATTCGATGGAAAAATACCTGAATCATCCGGGTTTATCTTCATCTTCCTTAAAGGAGGCTTTGAAAACTCCGAGACACTTCCTGTTGTACCAAAACCAAACCTTTACCCCTAAAAACACCTCTCATTTTGAATTAGGGACCTTTGCACACGAGGCGTTTTTGGAGCCTAAAAGATTTGAGAAAGTAATCGTAGAGCCTCAATATCCGGAAAACACCAATGAGGGATTGATCAGCCTGATTCGGTTTTATCAGCAGCTTTTAAACATTCAGTCCGATTATGAACTCTCCGGCCTCAAACAACAAGCCCTTCGGGAAACCCTGAAAACCCTTCGTTCCCAATGTGACTATACGATTATCGAGGAAGATGATAAGAAAATAATAGACGTAGTGAAATCGGGATATAAAATCTACGGCGGCGGTATTCTTCCTTTGATTTTCAAGTATGCAAAAAACGAAGTTTCCATGTACGGAGAGGACGATGGGATGAAAGTGAAAATAAGGCCGGACGGGATGCTTCTGGAAGAGAACGTAGGAGTGAATGCGATAGTCTCTTTTAAAACCACTTGCGCAAACACCACAGAGAGATTCGTAAGGGATGCGGCTAAGTTTAAATACGAACTCTCCGAGGGGATGTATCTGGAGGTAGCCTCAAAGATCACCGGCAGGGAATTTACAGCCACGATCATGGTGATGCTTCAAACTACCATTCCGTTCCAGATCGCGGTTTTTTATTGGGATGCTGAAGATTTGCAGGTGGGAAAATACAAATACCGCCAGGCATTAAGTGTCGTCCGGGAGTGCCGGGATAAGAAAATCTATCCAGGCTTCGATTCCAAAGCCGAAGAAGGACACTTTGGAATCATTCAAATGAAACTCCCCGAGTATATCAAAAACGAACTCGATCCGGTGTACATCAATGGGTGAAATGATTGAAAACATGCGGATGCTCCGACAGGCAAACAAGGAGTACCGCCAGGATTTAGGCCGAAAAAGAATCTACCTTTTTAAAAGGCACGTAGAGGCTGAAATTTTAAATGAAACCGAATACTCCATACGATTCCGCACCGAAGGCCAAATATTCGATTTTTACCCGCAAAAATGCCGCTTGTTTGACTTGCAGACAAAGGAGTGGCGCACGCTGAATAGAAAATATTTCATCACACATATTAAAACACTGATACGAAAGGATGAAACCCAAAGATGAAGCCGACCTGGATTTTGGTAGGTACATCCGCCTGCGGGATACGAGCGTGGATGATCCCCGATGTATCAGTTGCGGTCGCCCTATTACTTACGAAACCTGTGATTGCGGTCACTTTATTCCCCGCCAGCATACATCGACAAGGTTTGACGAGAGGAATTGCAATGCACAATGCAGGGTTTGCAACCGCATGAAAGACGGCAATCTTCCGGGTTATACCATCGGTTTGGTTGAGAAGTACGGAGAAGGGATTATTGAGGAACTGAAAGCCCGGAAGCGACTTATCGTCCAGTATAGAGACAGCGACTACAAGGAAATATCACAACGCTATGGCAAGACCACAAAAAAATAACGCAGACTATTTTCCGCACGATGCCGATATGCGGAATGATCCGAAGATTAAAGCTCTTCGCCGGAAGTTCAAGCATACGGGCTATGCAGTCTGGAATTATATTCTTGAATCTCTTGCGGACAGCGATTTTTTCGAGATTGAATGGAGTGACCTGAATATTGAATTGCTAGCTGCGGATTTTGATATTGAGCCCGATGAATTACGTGAAATAGTCGCTTATTCTTCCATGCTCGGGCTACTTCAAACCGATAACGGGATTTTGACTTGCGAGAAGCTGAAACTACGTTTTAAACCCCTTTTAGCGAAAAGAAAACCCAATTCTAACGAGTTTCCGAATCAGAAACCAATGAAAAATGATGTTTCAGACATCGAAAACCCACAAAGTAAAGTAAAGGAAAGTAAAGTAAATAAAAGTAAAGAAAAAGAGAGTGAGAGAGAGCACACCCTCGCCCGCTCGCCCGATTTTTTAGAATTTGAAAATTTCATTCAGACTTACGCCCCGAGAATCATGGACATGAAAGAGCCTTTTCGGGAACAGGAGTTCCGCTGGCTCGTCAAAGATTTCAAAGCCCCATTCATCAAAAAAATCCTTACGGAAATGCACAATTCGGGCGATTTGTTCAAGAACGTCAACGCCTATATCACATTCAAAAAATTCGCAACAGTAGCACAAAGACGACAATGAAAGTTTCCAAACAAACCAACCCCAGGAATATCGACGAAATCCACGTAGTAATGACCGTCGAGGAAGCAGAACTTACCCAAACAGCTGTAAATCAGTTCGCGGAAAACATTGCCAACAAGAAATCTCATCAGTCGAAGATGCGCCGCCTTGCAATGCTGATCGACAAAGCGCTACCCGCAGAGAAACATGAAAGATAACTACACATGTTCCGAAGTTGCCGACACCAGATGTCACGACAAGGAAAGATTTACCCTCCTGATGAGTTTGGATGAACTGTTAAACTACTTCAAAAGCAAAGAGAAATGACCGTCCTTGAAGCTATCGAGCAACTGACCGCCGAACGAAAAGAGAAAAGAATCGAGCCGCTGAACATTGTTTTCCGGAGTATCTACGACAAACTTTCGATCAGTTGGTTCGAGATGGCCGAAGAGCTCGAAAGGCTGAAAGAAGCAGGATTAATCCACATCGGGGACACGCCGAAAGACAGATACGCAAAACTTAAAACCTACCGCAATGAAAGTCGAAATCAACCAAACGATCAATCCGGAAATGGTAACCCTTTACAGCCATCGCACCGGGGAATTTATCGACGAAATCCCCGCTGAGAAGGTCAAAGACCTGCAACACCTTTCGGGGGGGGTATTTCAGGTGACACGCAAGCAGATCAACAAGATTAAACGGGAAGCCCTATCGAGGGCAGAAAGGAGCGGGAAATGAAAAGCAAACGAGCAGAGGAATATTTAGACCGAAAGTCGCCAGTTAAAACTGTGGGGGATAGGAAATTTTACTATCCGATAAGTCGCCTTGAAGCAGAAAAAGCCGTCGAGCTTGCCGAGCAGGACGCAGAAGAGGAGATCGAAGCGCTGAAAGCACGGACGGTGGAGGTGTTCAAACGATGCTGTATATATCGATCAAAGTCAGAAGATTCAGATTCTTGTTTCCTGAACGACCAATATAATACCTGCGATAACAACTGCTCTAAGGTTAAGTTATTAATTCAAATACTCAACGAGCAATGACCTTCACTACCCCCTGCTTTGTTCGGGTTGAGAATCCGGAGAAGCGAAAAGAGTTGATCGAGTGGCTGGAAGGGATTGGATACAGGCTCGAATATCTCCGTAACGATGGCGTTATTGTGCTGACTAGTGAAAATCGAGTATATGTATACGGGGAGGCACTCTATAGGGTAATTAAGGTCGATTACGATACTATCGACTGCGGCGAAAACACCGAGCTGTTCAAAGCCCTGGCGGCGATGAATGACGAGAACGACCGGGAACAGTGGTTTACGGATGGGTATCACTTTGAGTTGTGCCCAACAAATAAAGCTGATATGGTCGCGTGGCATATGATGTATAGGACAAAACCCCGCAAAGCTACCGCCGAAGAGATTGTCGAATACTTCAAAAATAAAGAGAGATGAAAACACTTGAACTGAAAGATATTTGCGGCTATCTGCCGTATGGACTGCGAATTATGAGATCGCCGACTAATGTCCCTGTAGTAGCAGAGCTATTAGACATCAGAAAAGACTTCACCATTCTGGGTGCAGGCCATATTGACACATATCGAGCCGTTCTCCGCCCGATGTCCGACCTCACCAAAGGGATCATCCACAGAGGAGAAAAGTTTGTGCCGATTTTAGCATTAGATAAATTAAATTGTTTCCCTATATCTGACACAGACAAGGCGTTAAGGTACTACGACAAGCTCAATGAATGGATGTTTGACTACCGGGGCCTGATCTCCGCCGGACTGGCAATCGACGTGAATACCTTACCTGAAAATCCTTACGAGAGATGAACCTAACGAAATGCGAGCAATGGATAATCGATTACCTCAGAGGTAAAGATTACACCTCACCATCGAAGATAGGAATTGCACATGCCCGTTCATTCGGATTTAGTAATTCACATCATAGCGCATGGGCCTCCCCGATCTGTTTGCGAATGGTTGAAAAGGGGCTTTTACTTCGGAATGAAAAAGGACATTATAAACTCAACGAGAGATGAAAACAAGACTTTTAAAACGCTTAAGGCGGGAAGGTCGTAATCAAATAACCATTTATTCAGTCAAACGAGACGCTGATGGTACTGTCATTGGCATAAGTTACGGTTATAGTGCTGATGAATACGCGCGTTTATGGTTTTTCGCTATGACACCTGATGAGTTGCGGGATAGAGCCATGCGGATATATATGACCCGCCGAATCGTAGAGTTAAAATTAATCAAACGAAAGAAAGTAAACAATGAAAACACCCCAAGAAGCGGCCAGAGAGTACGCCGAAACATTATGGAGTAGAGAATCCATCCTTGAATGGGAGGTCAGCCGTGATGCCTGCAAAACTCGTTCTGAGCGAGATTTCATTGCTGGTGACGCTTTCGGCTACCGCAGAGGCATGGAAAAGGCCTATCGGTGGATCAGTGTGGAGGATGAATTGCCGGAACCCGGTGAGCCTTACGACGAAAAATATTACTCGGTCAAATGTCCTCTTTTTTCTGAGTCCGGTTATGCTTTTGCCGAATTTGGCCGAGACGGTTGCTGGGTAGAAGATTCAACAGGACGCGATATTACCCAATATGTCACCCACTGGCGTCCCATCGAACGAGTAAAGGAGTAAGAAGAATAACCCGCCTTCGGGCATAACAGGAGAAGAGATGATAACACTTGAAGATGTACGGTATGCAGCCTTAGTTTTTCGGGAAGAATTTTATCCTGAATGCGAAGAAAGCTACGACGATATTATAGGTGCGGATAGTATTGAAGCAATGCGACGTGTTGCAATCAAATATAGAAGCCAAATAGTTGATCACACCAACGATGTACGCAGGTGCTACAATGAAGAATTAGATGCACTCGGCCTGTTTATTCAGCGATTTATCGGTGTGGAAGGTGGTAGATTGTGTATTCAGAATAACGAACTGCCGCAAGGCGAAAAATAAAAGAGGATGACAGAAGAAACGAAAGGCCCCTACAATGGATACAACAACCTGGAGGAGCTTGAGAGTGCTGTAGACGAGTATTTCGGTGAGTATATCTCCGAACAGAATCAAAAGACAAAAGAACACATTGAAAATATCACGCCGCAGGCATAAACAATAAAAATCATATGAGCCTTAAATCAGACTATATAAACGCCTGCAACGCCTATCTGAAGGCCTTTTGCGAGATGTACGGCTTCGATTATTATCCGGATTTCTGGATAGGTGATGAAGTCGGAGGTGTTATCGAGCTGGGTGACTACTTCGTGAATATAAATACCATCCGCACCGCAGTGGATCAGAATGTCCCGAGAGAAGATTTTGTCAAGTGGTATGACTACTGTATGGACTGCGGAACCCTCGATATACCTTCCCCAAACTTCGATAGCTGGCTTAGAGGATGTCCGCGAATAAGTGACGAAGAGAGGCGGGAACTCATGGAGCGGAGCCACGAGATAGAAAAAATGAAGGAAGAGTTGCGTAAACTGATCGATGAAAAGCGGTCGGAGTTCTAAAAAAAACGGAGGGTGTCCGCCTCACCCTCCAACCTATTACTACTAACCCAAAGCCAATATGAAATTGGTAATGCAAATATAACAAAAAACCTGAAATATGAAAAGAACCTTACTTTATTTTCTTCTTGCCTTTATAGCCGTGATTCTTGCCGCCTGTGAGCTCAACAAGAACAGGCCGGGCAAGATCATCTTCGACCGTGTCCCCTTCGTCTATGCCACGATAAACGGCCAACGGGAGCTATTCTTAATAGATACCGGAGCGTCTACATCTATGCTGGACAAAAAGCTCTGTGACGAGGTGAAAATCTACTACATGGCTACCGGCTTAGAGGTAATCGGCGTAGACGGAACCTCGATCCCTCTAAAGACCACTGGAAGAATCCCGTTCACGCTCGACAGCATCCCGTATTCGGCCAGCTTCGCGGTACAGGACATGACCAGTCTAAGACGAGCTACCGGAAAGAACGTAAGAGGACTTATCGGCTCGGATGTGCTGGGATTTTACCGGTTGACGGTGGATTTTAAAACATGTGAGTTGAGATGATTACTGAGACTATCATTAATGAAGTTGCCCGAAAGGTTGAAGCGGTAACCGGATTTTCCCTTGAAGAGATTAGAAGTAAAAGCAGATACTATCCACTCGTTCGGGCAAGAATCATTCTCGCATACGAATTAAGGCGGTGGAACCTGACGTATATCGAAATAGCTAACGCGATAAACAGGAATCATTCAACATTGACGCATTATCTTACAGCCTATAGAGATAAATACGATGCCGATCCCGTATTTCGTAAGATGGCAAATTGTTCTAAAGGTAGACAAACCCTATAAGGGAAACAGTAATAAATGCGGTTGAAATTGGACTAAAAGTAGAATTGTCTAATGAAGGCGGTCAAAGCAAGAATTAAAAAATACAAAAAGTAGTCGGATGGGTGCAAGTTTTGATAATTACGTGTCTGAACGATACGATGATTGGGTAGCTCACACAGAGGCATTATGCCTAAAATACGGGGTGAAACTGGAAGCGCGGGAGGTCGTAAACGAATCCTTCCGCGTACTGCTTGAGCGCAACGGGTCCAAACTCGACCGACTGATAGCCGCAAGACCGGGGCGTAAACCGGTAGCCGAATTTATGATGAAGCGAATTATCCGATTTCAAGTCTGTTTCCCAAAATCAGGCGTCAGGTATAAATCCGGTCAAAAATTCACGTCCGAATCTTCGGAAGAAACACCGGAAACATTCTCCGATACGAATGTAGATTATTCTGGTTTTATGCAGTCTATTTTAGAGCAAGTGCCGTTTACCGATCTTGAACGGCGGATATTCGTGTGGGTAGCCGTCGAAGGGAAAAGGCTGGACGACTGGCCGGGAGAGGAAAGCCGTAGAAAACTGTTTTACAAACAGCGAAGCGCAATTTTGAAAGTGAGAGCGCTTCTGCATCGAAAAGGAATTTTTAAAGAATAATTGCAGTGAATCCGGCTTTTTGTCGGATTTTTTGTTCCCGTTTGCACTTTTCCCCGGCTCATTCCATTTGGAAGAAAAGACCTTTGAAAATGGCAGCTCCGAAGAAAAATACTTACACACAGTTAGCAAAGAAAAACAGAGTTGGGAAACCTGTCTCTTATTCCCCTGAAAGCCTTTGGAAGAAAGCCGTTGAGTATTTCAGTTGGGTGGAAAATAACCCGCTGTATGAACGTAAGGCTTTCGGTACCGGGTTAGTGGCGGATTTACCGAAGCTGCGCGCAATGAGCATTTGCGGATTTTGCATTTTCGCAGGAATTGACAGGCAGACGTTCGCCAACTATGAGGATAAAGCCGAATATTTCGGCATCACCACGCGCATTAGGGATATTATCTACGATCAGAAGTTCACAGGAGCCGCTGCGGGGCTTTTGGAAAGCAACATTATCGCGCGGGAATTGGGTTTGGTCGACAAAAAAGATGTGACGACAAACGGCCAAAACGTAACCGCGTCCCCCTTGAACGATTTACCCACGGAGGCGCTATTGGAAATCGAGCAAATAGCTAAAAAATATGGCAAATAGCGAACAAAGTTCCTTTACCGATCTCCGGTATTTATCCGAGGTGATCGCCCGAAAGAATTTCGAGCGGTTCGCCTTGTACGTAATGCCGTCTTTGGAGCTATCACCGTTCCATCGGGCTTATTACCAGGCTTTGGAACTGTTTACCCGTGGTGCGATTAAAAAACTGATTGTAACGGTACCGCCCCAGCATGGCAAATCTCTCGGATCGTCGCAGCTTCTCCCGGCCTACCTATTAGGGCTGAACCCGGAATTAAAAATCGCCCTCGCTTCATACGCATTCACGCTGGCAACGAAATTCAACAAACGGGTACAGCGCGTTATTTCGGATGCGGCATATCAAAATTTATTCCCTGACACATGCCTCAAATCGGGCTCCCGGCAATCGGTCGCAGGATCGTACCTACAAACCTCGGAAGAGTTCGAAATTGTCGGTTACGGCGGATCGTTCCAGTCGGTCGGAAGGGGTGGCGGTCTGACGGGTAACAAGGTAGATATAGCGATATTGGACGACTTGTACAAAGATGCGGCGGAGGGAAACAGCCCGACCGTACGGGAAAGCGTTTGGGAGTGGTACACGTCAGCCGTTAAAACCCGTCTGCATAACGGATCGCAGGAACTTATCGTTTTCACCCGCTGGCATGAGGAGGATTTGATCGGCATACTGGAGGACAAAGAGGGCGTGCGGGTGCTTGGTTCTTTTTCAGAGATCAACCCCGATTACACAGGTTGGTATAAACTCAACTTTGAAGCGATCAAAGAGAGCGAACCCACCGAGATCGACCCGCGCCGTTACGGTGCCCCGCTTTGGCCGGAGCGTCACAGCCTCGAAAGCCTGGAGCAGCGGCGCGCGCTCGATCCATTCCGCTTTGACTGCATGTACCAGGGGCACCCGTCGTCCAAAGAGGGCCTTTTGTACGGTGATAACTTCAAAACCTATGACACCCCGGCCAGCCCGGACGAAATCATCCGGAAAGCCAATTACACCGATACCGCGGACACTGGCACGGATTACCTGTGCTCGATCTGCTACGACGTGCTGAAAGGGGGGCAAATCAACATTACCGACGTACTATACACGCAGGCGCCAATGGAGGAAACCGAACCGGCCACCGCGCAAATGTTACTTCGTAACGGCACCCGTGCGGCACTGATTGAAAGCAACAACGGCGGGCGCGGGTTTGCCCGGAACGTGCAACGCAAAGCCACGGCGGTACATGTTGAGTGGTTCCACCAATCAGGTAACAAGGAATCCCGCATTCTGACCAACTCCGCCACGGTACTGCAAAATATCCGTTTCCCGGAAGGCTGGCGCCTGCGTTGGCCGGAGTTGTACGCGCACCTCACCACCTACAAACGATTATTCAAAGCAAACAAGAACGACGATGCACCGGACGCACTGACCGGGATCGTCGAAAAGGAGATCATCAATAAAAACAACCGGATTCTATACATGGGATAGGATCGTAAAACTTACAATTATGGCAAGACCAAAAAGAGACCAGAACGCCGCAGCCGTGGCGGATTATCAGGAACCGAAAGACACCCGCACGCCGTATCAAATCCTGCTCGACCTGCTCAACGCGGCGGAAAGCACCGCCGGGGAGATCGTAAAATCCCAGATCGCCGCCGGTGGGCCGATCATCCGCATGCGCCGCATTCAGGGTGAAATACACAAGCTCATCAAAGAGGCTAAAGTCTATGTTTAGTTTCGCTATCGATCACGAAACATACTCCTGCCCGACCCGGTGGCAGGAGTTACCCGTTTCCGACGCCGTGAAATTGCAGGCGCTCGTGAAGGAGCTACCGGATGCGGTGGCGGATCATTTCCGTTCATTGGTCAGCCCGGCGGAAGAAGTTACCCCGGTTCAGGGGGATGACGTAGGGGCCTTGCTCGACTTCTGGCGCAAGGCGCTGCACGCGCTATCCGGATGCCCGTTGCCGGTACTCGACAAAACCGCCGATACGGATGTACACGCGCTCGGGGAACACTGCCTGACGCTGTTCGTGTTTTCGTTACTGGCGGCTCCCTTGTACCACCCGGAGGGGATCGAAGCCTTTAATACGGACGGGGAACGGTTGGTTATCCCCACAACCGGCACCGACGCGCTGGGTAATGCGGTGCCGCTGAAAAGAATTACGGCAAAGGAGTTTTGCGATGCGTCGGATATTACCGCTACCGGAGATTTGACCCTCGCACCGCTGCTGTTGGCCGTTTTATGCCGCCCGGACGGGGAACCATACGACGAGGAGGGAGCCAAAACCCGCGCCCGAAAGATGGGAGACGTGTCGATGAGCATTTATCTGGAAGTATACACCCGCCTGATGGAAATGCACGCCTATCTGAGAGGGGAATTTCCGAAACTCTACGGATCGGACAAAGGCGGGGATAAATCGAGCGACGATCCCTACACATGGAGCGACAAACTGCTGTTCGTGGCGGACGACAAACCCAGCGAACTGCCGTATGCAGAGGGGCTGAATGCCTATGAATTTGTCCGCATACTGGACGCGAAACTCAAACGCGAGAAACAGAAATGGGAGATAGTAGCAGCGACCAGAGGATTGTAAAATGGCGGGTATGCGTGGCCCTCCTCGACATGCTTTACAACCGGGAATGCCGGTGCGACCGGGCCAAATGTGCCGGGCATTTCGAGTACCTGCGCCGGTTGAAATTCGAATACGAGTGTAAAATCGAAGAATATGAGGAAGAAATTAATAGAGGCGATCAAAGCGGCATTTCTCAGTGAGGGATACGGATTCTTTCAGGGGTTCGCAGACAAAATACAGGGCAGCGAATTGACCCTGCCCGCGCTGTGGCTTACACCGATTGAGGTGGCCGGGATGAGCGGACGTAACGACGGCAAAGTGACCTACAAAATCGTCCTGTACCTGTTCGTGCAGAACGAACAGTACGACGAGCAGCAGAAAGAGGAAAAATGGGAGGAACTGGAACGCATCGCGCGCAAAGGGATCGCTACGCTTCCGATGATCTCCGATGTCATTTCCACCGACAAAGTGACGATCAAACCGGACGAGTTCGCATTCACCTCGTTCGGGGAGCTTTCCCAGACGGTAACCTTCCTCGCCGACGTGTATTTCTGCAATGAGTAAGCCCCTCGACATACTGGGCCAGTTGGCCGAACACCTGAAAAAAGCCTTGCAAACGGAGCTTTCGGTACAAATGCGCGTGGCCTCCGGGACACTGATAAACAGCATCGAGGCCGTGGTAAAAGAGACTATGAGCGGTTTCGAGATCGTCGGTTCGGCGGTCTATTACGCGAAGTATGTAGAGAACGGGCGCCGGGCCGGGGCGAAAGGGGTACCTATTGAAGCGCTAATCGAGTGGATCAGGATAAAGCGGATTGTGATAGAGGGTCGCAGCGAACGTTCTACGGCTTTTATGTTCCAGAGCTCGATCCGTCGCAAAGGAATCGCCCCGGCATTGTTTATCACGCGCACCCTGCAAAACCAGGAAAGCACAATCGACCGGAGTATTCACGCGGCATGCGGGGAATTGGTCAACTACCACATCGAAACCATGTTTAACGAAATCAAACAAGCAGCATGATAGACCTGACAGCAAAACCGGAGAAATTCAGCAGCGTATATCGTCCGGTAATATATACCCTGACCAAAACGGGTACGGAGAAAGAGACCGTGCAGATTCTCGACGGATCGACGGTACTCGGAATGAAACAATTTGTAACCGCGGGCCCAATTGCGGTAAACGTATCGGAATATTACCGTAACCTGATCGAAACGGCACCGGTGATCGATGACAGCCTCTCGTTTGTCCATGCCGTGAAACGGACGGTAACGGCCCGGATCGACGTGACTGCGGATTCCTCGGTGCTGCTCACTTCGGGGATTACCGATCTTGCTTTGTCCACCCTGCTGTCGAATGCGCCGGGGCCGCGGATACTCCGACCCGGAGAATGGGACGAATTGAGCTATCTGGTAGATGAACAGGTATTGGCCGGGACAATTATCGTTACGATGAAAAACGGGCAGGAAATCACCCTGCAAATGCCTAATTCGTCTATCGACGGAGTGGCCGTACTGGTGGTGCATTACGATTCCATCGCCGAGGCGGTGCAGCTCAAAGGTGCCGATCCCGCGGGCATGGCCGGAATCAAAATAAAACCCACGCTCGGGTGTTACGACCTGCCGGAAGTGGATTATCGGATTGTTCGCTCCGGGTGCGGTGTCCGTATCGCGTGGTGGAACCGCCGGGGCGGGATCGACTATTATACGTTCCGCTCCGACCTCGATAAAAGTTATACCACCGAACGCACGAAGATCAAAACGGCGGAAGGCTGGCGGACGGTTTCCTCGGAAGTGGAGGACGAACGCAATATCTCTTCCGGGGGGCTTCCGGGTTTCATGCTCGAATGGCTGGGCGAGATCGTCAGTGCGCCGAAAGTGTGGCTGATTGACGGAGACCAGGCTATTCCCATCGACATTACCTCGGACGTGATTACGACATTCGATCAGGCGGAGATGCCGCAGCTTGAGTTAACCTTCCGATCCATCGACACCGAAAAAATGCAAACGACATGATCGACCTGTACATAGACGGCAAACGCCTCGATACGGATCAGCAGACCGACGCCGCAATTACGCTCTCCATCGGGAGCGTGGAAGATCCCTCCCAGAGCCTGACGGCCTTTTCAAAGTCTATCGAAGTTCCGGCCACCGCCCGCAACAAAGAGATCATGCAGTTCGCCGATCAGCTTCACGGGGTCGAGCAGTTCAACAACGCCAAACACCCGGCCCGGCTGGAGGCCGGGGGCGTGGTGGTGATGACCGGCACCGCACAAATTACGAAGGTAACGGTAAACAACCTGCTGAATGCCTCATACGAAGTGAACCTGATCGGCGCGGAGTACGAATGGGCGAAAAAGGCCGCCGAAGCGAAACTCAACGAAACGGACGGATTAGGTAGCTGGGTATTCTCTGCCGCCACGATCAAAAGCCTGTTGGAATCCACTGGCGGGGTTTATCTGTTTCCGGTCTACCAGGGACAGTACGTGCGCCGGATCAACGACGAGAACACAGACAGGAAGAGCGGCACGAGCGGAACGTTTGTTCCCCGGCCTTATACCACGCTGGCCGACTACCTGCCTTTCTTCAACGTGCGGCTGCTCATGGAGAAGATCATCGGCCAGTACGGGTACTCGATCCGTTCGGATTTCTTTGAAAATAACGCGCTTTTCGGACGTTTGGTCGTGGCCGGGGAGTGGGAAGAGTACGACACCTCAGAACTGGAGGACAAATACGACTTCCTCGCGGGTAAGTTCGCATCTGGAGAGCCTTATTTCATCGTGACGAACCAACGCTATGAGTTCGGATTTAATGAAATCGGACGTATCGTAGACACTGTTAGGCCGGAGGAGGAATCCGCCGACGAAGAGGTGCTGGAGGATGTGTACGACAAGGGAGGGTGCGTAATATTCCCTGCTGTCACCGAGCCGGTATTCATGGCTAAGGAGGACATGGTGATAGGCTTCGAGTACAATCTCGAATATGTCACCGGGATCAGCACCGAGTACGCCGCCGAAGGTGATAAATACGGCAAATTGATCTGGTTTGACACTGTGGACGGGGAAGCGGTGCCGGAAGAGTGTATCGAGGCCGACCGCACGGACATATCGAAAAACACCCCGCAGGGCGAATACATGTATATCTACCGGCTGACGAAGGGGACTATCAACGACGACAAGCACTATATCCGGTTCCGGCATAACAAGGACGGAGAGTACGATGAAAACGGCGAATACGACGAGACATACGTTAAGATCGGCCAAAGCGGCTCTTTCGTCTGTACGGTCAACGTGTCAAGTACCGCCGAAATATTTATCGGGGAACCGAACCCGATTTTCCCGTCCCGGATGGTCTGGAAAAAGACGAATATGGAGATCGAGATGTTCGCCCTCGACAATTCGGCCACGATCAAACTGAAATATATCGTAGAGCCGAGGTTTTTGAGTGCCGGGGAGACAATGACGATCAAAACACCGGTATTCTCCAGTTCCAACGCGCCGAATATGGCCGACGGCAAAACACCGTACATCCAACTGGCCTTGACGAACAACACGACGGTCAAGGCGTATTTCTGTAAGCGGCCCGGCTACGGTACGGCCCTCAGTGCGAAAAACATGCTCCAATCGGGTATTACGCAGATGGATTTCATCAGCGCCGTGAAACAGATGTTCGACCTGATGTTCTACACCAACGCCGAGACCAAAGAGGTGTATATCGAGCCGCGGGAGACATTCTACACCTCTACGCCGATAGACTGGCGGGGGCGGATGGACTACTCGCAGGAGATCGAGATCGAGGATGCGGGAAGCAATATTGGAAAAACTGTGGTACTCGGCTATCAGACCGACGATGTGATAGAGCGGCACAACGAAGAGACCGGAACCGAGTTAGGCACCTACAGAGAAGATATTTTGAAATACCACGCCGAGGACGAAGAGGATTTGACCAACCCGCAATTCGTAGCGACTACCGTAGTGGAGGAAAAAATCCCGGGTGCGGCGGCTATTTCGCTAATCGACTTCTCCCCGGAAGATGACGAGCCGTCCGACCCGTGGGAATTGGATTTGGATGCGTCGATGAAAGTGTGCGAATACCTCGGAATGACAGACCTACCGGAAGGGCAAAGCCTTCTTATCCGCGATAAAGGCGTGAATACGGCGATTAAATCGTTTCCGGAGGTGTCGTTCGACAACCTGCATTTCGAGGACGCAAACGGCCTGAAATCCTACTATGCGAAAACGATAGAATCGTACAACTACGGTAAGCGGATCACCGCGCAGGTGAAGCTATCCCCGGCGGACGTGGAAAACCTCATGCTGCCGAACGATCTGCGGCGGGATTTCCGCGCGCTGTATCGCCTCAGTATCGGCGGGGAGGATGTCTATTGCCGCCTGGAAGAGATCAACGACTACGACCCGGCCAGCGCCGAGCCGACAGAATGCGTGTTTTTGAAGGAAAATTAACTTAAAAATCAATATTATGGCTGATAACGAACAAGTTTTTAGGATAGTTGTAGACTATAAAACCGCCTACGAGGAATTGGAACGCGTCAAAGAGAAGCTAAAAGCGGCTCAATCAGAAACGCGAAACCTGACAATCAAACAACAGGAACTTAACGAACAGTTCAAACAGGGGGTTATTTCCGAGCAAGAGTATCAATCGGCATCGGAAGCACTCAGACAAAAGCTCATCGCCAACCGGAAAGAGGTTACCGCTTTGACCGAAGAGCGCAGAAAAGCTATGCAGATCGAAAAAAGTATGGCTTTGGCCGAAATGGCAGAGGCTAACTCGCTGATCCAGTTAAGGGAGACTTTAAAAACCCTTACAAAGCAATTTGACGCGCTCGGTGAGGCCAAGCAAAAATCGGCAAAGGGGGTACAACTTCAAAAAGAAATAGACGGGCTCAATAAGAAAATCCTTGAACTCGAAATGTCTACCGGTCGTTTCGGACGAAACGTCGGTAACTATGCAAGCGGATTCAATCCCCTAAATTTTCAGGTGCAGCAGCTGACGCGCGAATTACCATCCCTGACTATGAGCCTGCAACAGTTTTTCCTCGCTATTTCAAACAACCTACCGATGTTCGCTGACGAATTACAGCGGGCTGCGGCGGCCAACGAGAAATTGCGAAAGGAAGGACACGCCACGATACCGGTATGGAGGCAGGTGCTTTCCGCACTCGGTTCGTGGCAAACCATACTCGTTGTAGGGATCACCCTGCTTACTGCTTACGGTAAAGAGATCGGACAATGGGTGAAAGAGTTGTTTAGGGGGGAAAAGGCATTTAACGTCACCGCAGAAGCCCAAAAACGATTTAATGAGGCTATGGTACAGGGGCAAGTAGATGCGCAAAAAGAAATCGTAGAACTTAATTTGCTATATCACGCTACGCAGAATACCGCCCTATCGATAGATACGAGAAGAAACGCTGTCGAAAAGTTGCAAAATCTATACCCGACCTATTTTGGGCAGATCGAAACCGAAAAAATTCTTAACGGTGAAGCATCAGGAACCTATCAGCAATTAGCGAGAGATATTTTGACTGTTGCACAAGTCACAGCGACGCGAACAACAATGATGGAAAACGCGCAGCAACGCCAAAAAATTGTTATGACAGAAGGATTCAGCGAAATGAATACGTACACGAAAATGCTGGAATCTCTTCCCAAAGTAAATATCCTCCAATCTGGGTATGATCTGCGCAAAGAAATCAGCAACAATCTAGATCTGCTAGCAAAAGATTATCCGCAATTAGCCTCATTGGTCAGAAAAGAAATTGGCTTATTCGAAGGGAGCGGTGTTGCAATAATAGACATGGCTAGTCGGTATAATGCCAGAATAGATCAAATCTCTATACTTAACGACAAAGCCACCCAAAAATTCAAAAATTCCAATAAAGAATTATATGAAGAATTGGAGGGGAAAGGGTTAAATCCGGTTCAGGCAGTAGATGCGCTTACAGAAGCAGATAATAAATTAATTGATTTTGTCGAAAACAATCTCAATAAACTTCCTGCGGTAGCAAAAACAGCGGCTCAACGTGAAGCAGATTTCATCTCTATGATGGCCGAAGGAAGGGAAAAAGATTTACGGGACCAAAAATTACAATATGAAGAAAAGTTAAAAGCGTATAATGACGATGCCCAGGCCCGACAGGAAATCGAGGCGTGGAATAATCGACGCATCTCTGAAATTAATGCGGGCTGGGATAAAAAAGCTAATGAGGCTGCGAAAAAATCCGCTAAAAAGGCTGCTGATCAAAGAAAACAGATCGAGGACGACACGATCAAATACATGCGAGAGGGCCGGGAAAAAGACCTGACCAAGCAAGAGCAGGAGTATCGAAATGATCTTGAAAAGTACAACGGAAATTCCGAAAAATTACAAGAGCTTGAGGAATGGAATCGTAATCAAATCCTTGAAATCAATGAAAAGTGGGATGAAAAGGAAATCCGACATGGCTTAGATACGCAGAAATTTCGAGTATCACTTATGGAGGACGGCACGGCCAAACAGTTGGCATTACTTGAAATTGAGCATGCCGAAAAATTGATGAAGGCCAAGAAAAACGGCACGGATTTGCTCGAAATCGATAAGTGGTATAAAAAAGAACAGGAAAAAATACTGGCCGCCTCTCCACACGGGGAACGCATTAAAGCCGATGCCCAGGCTGCGGCGAACTACCATAAAGAAATCGCCCGGATCGAAAGTCTAAAAATTAAAGAAAAAGAAAAAGATTATCTGAAAGCAAAAGCCGAAAATGACCTAGAGAAAACAAAAATATTGAACCACAAAGCCGAAATCGACCGCTTGTACAGTCTTGGAAAAATCACCGTGGACGAATACAATAAAATGTCAGCGGAGATCGGTGTTGATTTGGCTAATAATGAGAATAAAGGCAATGAGCTAGAAGACCCCAAAAACCCGAAACTAAAAAAGGTAGGCAGTTTCTTTGCAAGATTATTCGGTTATGATCCAGACGATAAAGACGACCGTAAGGAGTTCAAACAAAAACGAAAGGAACTGATAGACCAGGCCGCTGATACCGCTCGCGAAATCGGACAGGCCGTTATCGACATTCAGACCGAAATTTCGCAACGCCGATTGAAACTGGAGCAGGAACGGATCGACGCGGAGCGGGATTCAGAGTTGAAATCCCTTGAATTGAGGTATAACAAGGGCCTGATGTCCGAGAAAGCATATAACAAGGCAGTAGAAGCAACCAATGCCGAAGCCGACCGGAAAAAAGAAGAGGCCGAACGCGCTGCATTCGAGCGGGAAAAACGGCTGAAAATTATGGGCATTGCAATCGATACGGCTGCCGGTATCACAAAAGTATGGTCAGAAACCGGCCTTACAGGCTGGAAATTAGCTATGGCTATCGCACAAACAGCCTTCCTAACGGCAAACGGTATCGCTCAAACGGCTGTGATTTCTAATCAACAATTCGCCCAAGGAGGTATCGTACCTATCGGAGATGGTAAAAACGGCGTTTCTATGGGAATGTTGCAAGGCCCATCCCATTCGCAGGGCGGAATCCCGTTAATGGTGAACGGTCAGCCCGTGAATGCAGAGGTGGAAGGCGGCGAAATCCTCGCGGTAATTAACAAACGATCCGCCGCTCAGTATCTTCCCCTATTTTCGGCGATTAACGCGACGAACGGCGTAAAATTCGAGAATGGCGGAGTTGTCGGCTCCGGATGGTCATTGCCAACACCGGCACCACTACCGCCCAGCAACGGGCAAATGTTGGCTTCTATGCGGGATGATTTGCGGACATATTATCGGCAAACTGAACGTATGATAAAGGCTACGACCGAGAGAATTGACAATATCAAAGTCTACGTTTCTGAAAAAGACATCACTAAAGTTCAAAAAAATGTTGCTCGAATTAAAGCGATGGCAACTATTATTGGCGGAAAATGATTATATTAGCTTTCAGTTTAACTAAATTTACATAATAATGTGGACTTGCCCAGAGTGTAAAAAGGAGATTGAAGATGACTGTGACCTGTGCTATTACTGTGGCTATTCGATTTCATCTTTACAGGCTAACAAAAAAAACGCAAAACAGCAGAAAAAAACCTCTGAACCCAATGCACAAGAGGTAAATTTTGTTGCCTGTAAAAACACGACTGACGAAGACATTTTGTCGTCTATCGCAGTTGTAATTTTAGTAATTGGCATTTTATCTTCAATAGTTTTATTTGCGATGTCGGGAAATGATGACGGTAAATGGGCTACCATCGGTGCTGCTATCGCGGTGCTTATTTCCGCTATTGGGGCGTGGGCTTTACTAAAAGTAATCAGCAACATTTCAACATCCCTGAAAAAAATCGCTTGGGGATCAAAATCGAATAATTGCATTTGATTATGGAAGGCATTACCCTTTTAGTTAGCATCATTCTCATTGTTTTCGGTGTTTTGCAAATTATTCTATTCTTTAAATTGTGGGGGATGACGAATGATGTGAAGAAAATGAAAAAGCATTTTCTGCCGAGCGATAGCAATAATTGTTCTCTGAAAGGAGAAGATACGCCGATTGGCCAACACTCCGATATTCAAGCCGTCGTATGGGTAATAATAGCGATAGTCGCAATAGGCCTTATAGTAGCATCGGTATATTCGGCTATTTGAAACATCGCATTCTGCCGAACAGTTACTAAACGAGAGCCCTCGAAAGAGGGCTTTTTTAATTGTATAATTTCCTGTATATTGCACTGTCAAACTATCCTGATTATGAAAAAACTACTATTCCTGTTATGTGTTTCTGCACTTGTATTCGCCGGATGCAGTAAAGATGAGAAAGAACCGGAACCTGATCCCAATCCGGGGCCAACTTATTGCTATGAGTTTACCATCAGTACCACGTACAGTGTGGCAGGCGCTTCTGTGCCAGGTTACCCTTACACAGTCCGGACTAAAAGTAAGCAATGCGGATTGACAAAAGAAAGGGCCCAGGAGGTGGAGGATAGCTACGATTCTTTTAGTACGTCAAGAATTAACGGGGTTACGGTTCGTATTAAAGTTACAGCCAGTAAAAAAAGATTACGAAATTAAAGTTCGTAAATTATGCTTTTAGCCCGCTGATAGCGGGCTTTTTTATCGCCCTTATTAATAGGTATTTAATCTTCTTCGTTGGGGTTATTATTCTCCAAGGGTGTGCTTGCAGCCGGCTTTCGGTACAAAGGGAAACTTTTTAAGCCGTCAATGTGTTCGTATAAAGAGTTTTCAATATGGGGTGCATACATCGCATCCAAAACAAAATCGATCCCTTCCCTTCTCGCCAATTTTGCAGCGGGAACGAAATCGGAATCACCCGCCACGAGAACTATTTTATCGACAAACCGTTTTAAGGCCATTGATGCGATATCCACCCCTATTTTCATGTCAATGCCCTTTTGTCTGACCTCGTAGATTACATCCTGTTCCGTTAAATCCTCAAATTTCTTTTCTTTTTTGAAAAGCATCTTGACCGCATCCGGTTTAATCTGCCAATCACTAGTTTTGAGGGTTCCTAATCTTAATGCTACTTTACGCTTCTTCTTTAATTCTGCGATTAATGATTTTTTAAATACCGATAACGGAGATGTTGCAAAATTGATACAAACATGGGATAATGGATGGTGTACCCTTTTATCCAGAGGCAGACAATCGTAATAAAATATTCTGTATAAGTAATTCTCATTACCAACGTGAGAATGGGCTAACCTATAAATATCGTTAGCAACCGTTTCCGGGGTATTGCTCCGCCCTTTATTATAAAGTGCGTTATAGCGTTTTAGAAAATACCCACCGTCAACAAGAACCGCAACTTTAATTGGTGTGGTAATACATGGGATATCTGCTCGCCTAGGTTGACGATTTCGTTTAACAGGAAGCATAGGTGTAGCAATAAGGTAAAATAAAAATGCTCTTGGGTCAAGCATGCCCATTATAAAGAAAGAGCAAGCGGAAGCCAAGAGCTTAATGATGTTAGTGCAAATATAGCACTGTAAAAAAGGAAATGCAAATACTTTGCCTTAAAATTTTAAGTGTGTTTGCTTTCCCTTATGTATTATACAAACGCTTTTTGTAAGGGAATTGTTACGCTTATCAAAAAATATTTTCATTTTTTTCATTTTCGTTTGCACTAACGTCTCGCTCATTCCATTTGTAAGAAAAGAGCGAACGTATGCCCTCACTCGGAGAGATCAAGATCACCAATAAAGCCGCCGAAGTCATTATCGACATCGAGGGAATCATCGGCATTCCCGAATGGTGGCAGTTCGACAACCCGGACGAGCGGGTTGCCACCTACGACAAGTTCAAAAAGTCGGTAGGAGAACTCAAAGACATCAAATCCCCGGCCATCACGGTTAACATCCGCTCTCTGGGCGGCAGCGTTAACGACGCTTTGCTGATCCACGACACCCTGTCGGGGCTCAAAGCCACCGTTACGACCAACTGCTACGGCTATGTGGCCTCTGCCGCTACCATCATCGCACAGGCCGCCTCGTCCGGACGGCGCAATATCTCGGAAAACTCCCTGTACCTGATCCACCGGGCCAGTGCCTACGCAGAGGGAAACTCCGCCGAGTTGGAGGAGGCCATCCGCATGCTGAACAAGACGGACGAGCTTATTGCGGGTATCTATGCGAACCGCTCCGGCAGGTCTGCCGAGGATTTCACCGCTCTGATGAAAGTCGGCGAATGGTTGACCCCCGAAGAGGCCAAAGAGGCGGGTTTGGTGGATAATATCACCAAGTCATCGGGCATCACGAACCTCGACGCTACTTCGATTCATAACCTGAAATTGCCGGATATTCCGGCGGACAAACAAATCAAAAACGACAATAACATGAAAATCAAACTGAAAGAGAGTTGGAAAGGGATTCTCAACTTCTTCGGACTGGAAAAGGACGCGGAGATGGAGATCACCGATGCCGAACTGGAGCGCATCAACAACGAAATGGAGGCGCGGGACAAGAAGATTGCCGACCTGACGGATAATGCCGCCGGAAAAGACGCGGAGATCGCAAACCTCAAACAGTCGGTCACCGACAAGGATACCGAGATTGCGAACCTGAAACAGCAGGTAACAGACAAGCAATCCGAGATCGACAAACTCAAAGCCGCGCCGACGAAAACCAAAGACCGTGAAGATCCCGATCCTGCGGGTGAATCGCTCAAAGGTAACGCCGCCGCTTACGAAAACGACGTCAAAAACTTCAAATAATTCTGAATCATGGGAAAAGTAATCAAAAATCCTAAAACTTACGAAGGACGTGAGTTGGAGCAAATTTTCTTCCGTCCGATGCTCACCGGCCCGGATGCGGCCGACCTCGGCGTGAAGATCATGTACAACATGCCGGTTCCCACTACGCTCAATTTCTGGAAACGGGCCGTAGACGTACTGAAAGCGTACAAGAAAGGCTGGGACGGAGGGGCAATCGCCGACAAATTCCAGAAAACGATCAATTTGTCGAAGGTAAAAAGCGAGATGGGTTACTCTGCCTCGGATTACTTCTCGATGATCTACGAGCTGATTACGAACCGTTCGGACGTGAATCTCGACGACCTGTCCGGTACCGAATTGGAAGCCGCCGAAACCGCGCTGTTCAAAGAGGCCATCGCCGAAGCAATCCGCGTGACGATGTGGTGCGGCGACACCTCGCGCGAATCGGGCTTCAACTCCTTCGACGGCTTCCTCAAGCGGATCAAAGCCGACATCGGCACCGGCGAGGACGACGTGAAATCTATCGCGTGTCCGTCGATGGCGACCCCGGACGCTGCCGAAGCGGTGCTGAAAAACCTGTTGGACAATGCGCCCCTCGTGCTCAAACAGTTCAAAGACCAGGGTAACCTCGTTTATCTGGTCACTTCGGACGTTTACCAGAACTATGAGGAATCACTCGACGCCGTGGTGCTGGAATCGGCCTATGCCGCCAAGCAAAACGGACGCCCCGGCCTGAAATACAAAGGCATTCCGTTGGTGGACGTGAAACTGGCCGGGTATCTGCCCACTATGGCCGACATGCCGCAGTCGTTCGCCATCCTGACGGATCGCCGCAACCTGGCAATGGCCGTCAACACGTCCGATTTCCCCGGCACCGAGGTGCGGATGTGGTACAACCCCGACGAGATGGAGAACCGCCAGCGTGCGATCTTCATGGCCGGATGCGACTACCTGCTTCCCGAGCTGATTGTCATCGCGCTGCCTGTGGCCGTTACGGGGGTGACGCTGGACAAAAACACGCTGTCGGTCGCTAAAGACGCTACCGCTACGCTGATCGCTACCGTTTCTCCCGATGATGCAGGCAACAAAACCGTGATCTGGAGCTCTTCGGACGACACCAAAGCGACCGTCGATGCAACGGGTAAGGTCACCGGTGTGGCGGCAGGATCGGCTACCATTACGGTGAAAACGGTGGACGGAGCAAAAACCGCGACCTGTGCCGTAACTATTACTGAATAAACCAACCTCAAACAAAAATTATGTCAATTCTTACAGGTTACACGAAAGTGTGCAAAAAGACTTCGGGCGGTGTGCTGACCATCGGCCTGATCGAAAAGGAAAACTTCAAGGGTGCGACCCTCGATGCCGACAGTGACGCCTATTCGGCGATCACGCTCGCCGCTCAGTCTGCATTCAGCAAGTACGAGTTCCTCGAAGATGAGGCGGAGTTCAAGGAGGACACCAAGCGCGAGAACGGCTCGGTGGTCATCACCAAGTCACTCGTATTCAAGCTGCCGACGATGAACGCCGCCTCGCGCAAAGCCGTGCAGGAGATCATCGACGCTTCGTACTGCGGTCTGGTGGCCGTAGTGATTACCCCCAACGGCGATGCGTTCGTGGTGGGCTATGGCGAGGACGTGAAACTGGAACGTCCGCTGCGTATCTCACAGTCTACCGGCACGACGGGTAAAAAGTTCTCGGATGCCAATGGCGACGAAGTGACGCTGACCTGCGACCACACCGAGAAATCGCGCATTTACTCGGGTGACACGGACGCGCTGTTCACCGCAGCGCCGGGAGCGTAAATCTTCCCATCCATCATGTTGCATGAAAGGGAAGTCCATGCGGCTTCCCTTTCTTTAAAAACCGAAACTATGGCAAAGAAATACAGCATTAGACCCGGCTATGAAAACGCCGAAATCGTGGCGGCGGCACCGCCCTACAAACGGACGGACGGGGCTCGGTTTGTCCTGTCCCGCTGCACACAAAAAGACCTGAAATACCTGCACGATGTAGTATTGTTCAAAGGAGTAAGCGTTTCGAGCGATGAGAAAGCAAAAACAGACGAACAAGACCGTTAAAGCCTTCGTGACCGAAAACCGGGTCGATCCGTTCGTTTCGATAGGTTCGACGATGGCCGCCACGGGTAACTGCTGGAGGTGGGGAACCGACAATATGTTTCCCTATGCCCTTTCCATCCTTGCACGGCGTTCGACGGCGCACCGGCGGATCATCAACGACAAAGCGGATTATATCTCCGGCAAAGGGTTTTCCTTCGATGAAAACCGACCGGAGTTGGAAATGATCGTGGAGGCGGCCAACGGGACAGGCGAAACGCTGCGGCAGGTGATCAACAAGCTGGCATTCGACAAAGCCCTGTTCGGGAATGCTTTTCTTGAAATCGTAACCAACCGCAAATGCTCGTTCGTCTCATTCTACCATCAGGATGCGACCAAATGTCGCCTGTCGAAAGACAAATCACACATTACCCTCTGTCACAACTGGCGGGAATACACACCGATGCAAGCGCCCACCTTGCCGCTTTATCCTCAGTTCGACGAAGCCCCGGACGGTACGCTGCGCTCGATTATCCACTACAAAGATTATGAGCCGATGTTCGAGAACTACGGCGTGCCGCCCTATATCGCCGGGTTGAATGTGTCGGCCATCGCCTACAAGACGGACAAATGGAATATCAGCCGTCTGGACAACTCGTTTCAGCTTTCGGGTGTGATGACCCTCGACAGCGATGTGAACAACGAGGAAGAGGCCAAACAGATCGCCGAAGCGGCACAAAATAAGTTTGCGGGGAAACCGGGACAGGTATTGTTCCTGGTAAAAAACAGCGGAGGCGAGGATGGGTCGAAATTCATTCCGATCACTTCGTCGAACGAGGGAGACTGGCAGGCACTGCACGAGCAGTCTACAACAGATATTGTTGTTGCTCATTCGTGGTTCCGGTCACTGAGCGGATTGGACTGGACGTCGGGATTTAATTCTGACCGTATCCTGCATGAGTATGAAATCGCACTGAATACGGTGATCCTCGGCGAACAGGCCGAACTGATGGAGCCGATCCGGAAAGTGTTGGAAAATATGGCCGGAATCGACACCTCATCGCTGCAAATCATCAACCGGCCCCCCATAACCCTGAAACCCTCGTACATGATGGTGTGGGAGGCACGCAAGGCCGACGGGCTGGATTACGACGAGAACGACCCGAAACAGCAGGTTTTCCTGGCAAACCTAAAACAGTCGAAAAATGGTACTGATAACGAGTAGTGAGGTTATCGACCTGGCATTCTCCAGTGTGGAGCAGATCACGCCGGGGATTATCAAGGAGACGAAAATCGAGGCGGCGCAGGAGCGCTACATCCGTCCCGCGTTCGGCGAAATGTATGACGCGATGACCGAAGGGAGATACCCGGAGTTCGTAAACACTTACCTCAAACCGGCCCTCGCGTATTTTGTCCGGCACGACGTGATCCCGGAGGTATCGACACCGATAGGCAACACCGGCGCGATGCTTCCTTATGCGAACCATGCGAATGCCGCAACGGACAAACAGCGGGAATTGGCGATGGATAGTGCGCTGAACAGTGCCAATGCTCTTTTGGGCAAAGCAATCCGGCATATCGAGGCGCACCGGGAGGATTTCCCGGAGTACAAACCATTGGTAAAATGCCCCTCGATCCGGGGCGGGATGATTCTTTAAGACATGGCAACGGGTAATAATTTCTATCAGGGAGAGACCATAACAGTCGGTTTCGCCGCATACGAGGACGATGCAGACGTACCGGTGGACATCACCGGGTACGACATTACAGCGATCCTGTACAACGCTTCGCGCGGACGTATTCTCACGATGAGTACGAACGAGGGCGGGTATCTGATCGTGAACCGCGTAGGAACCTCGGAACTGACCGTAACCGTTCCCGCTGCTTTTACCAGTAAAATATACCCCGGACTGCTCAAAATCGAAGTGAAACTAACAGAGCGGGAAACCGGGAAGGTAGCAATAGCAATGACCGATGTAATCTATTTGATGGGCTGTAAAATCGGAGGCATCAACCTATGAGGCTTGTGACGACATTCATACAAAATACGGAATCTACCGATCCCGATCTTTCGTACCTGAACCGCGCACGGTTCGTTTTGTCCGTGGCCGACGGACATGGTTCCGACGGTGTGGGTATTCTGGACGCGGTGATTCGTAACCGGCACCTATTCCTGTCGATGACTTCCGGCGCGGAGATCGACGCGGGGAGCGTATTTACGGAGGACGATTTACCGGTAGCTTCGGATTCCCGTCTCGGTATCGCCGCGTTCGACCCGGCCTATTTTTCCATATTGGCCGGGAAAGTGTCGCTACGTGGAGATTTGGGTTTCGGGTTGAATGAAACACAGCTTGCTGAATACCTGACCGCCAACAAATACGCGACGCAGGCATGGGTTGCCGCACAAGGATTCATCGGCAGCGACGGGTTGGCCCTGTACGCTACGAAGGAATGGGTGCTCGGACAGAATTTCGCCAAAGCATCGAGCCTGGGCAATTATCTGCTGAAATCCGTCTGGGACGAGGTATTCGAGGTGACTACGGTTAACGGCGTGCAGGTATTGAACGTGAAGTTGGATATTGCGGGCCTCAAAGGCATCAGCGCTTACGGCCTGGGTTCCACCTCCGGGGGCGGTGCATCCGGTTCCCTTGGAGAGTTGGTCAACGTCGGGCAGTGGGCCGACGAGGTACCTACCGCCGACCGGGTGATGGTACAACTGGCCGGGGCCACACATTGGTCTGCAAAGCCGCTCGCCGATCTAGTCGGTCTCGATACTGCGGCCCTTGCACAATACCTGACCGCAAACAGCTACCTCAAGGCAAGCGATATTTCAAGTTATCTGACCTGGGCCAACCTTTCCGGCAAGCCTACGGTTTACCCGACGAGTTGGGAATTAGTGACGGGCCGGCCAACGAAACTCTCCGATCTGACCGATGACGTTGTAGCGGGCAACTATCTGCCTAAGCCAACATGGGATGCCGTATTCGAAGTGGTCACGGTGGACGGCACACCGGCGCTGAAAGTCAAGTACGATATTCTCGGGCTCAAAGGCATCACAGCCTATGCGGACGGCTCCCTCTCCGGCGGCTTCTCCGGTGCGTTGGTCGATCTGGTGGACGTGGCAGTGACTAATCTTGCCTCCGGGGACATTCTCAAGTACAACGGGACGCATTTTGTAAACGTGCCGGTCTCGTCCATCGCCGGGGCTTCGTCGTGGGATCAGATCACCGGAAAACCGGAGTATTACCCGACCCGGTGGGCGGACGTGTCCGGTGCACCTACATCTCTTCCGGCCTCTGACGTATACCCGTGGGCTAAAGCGGCCTCGAAGCCGACCTATACTGCCGCCGAGGTCGGGGCGCTGGCTTTGAGCGGAGGCACCCTAACCGGTAATGTAATCACTATCGGCTCGTTCATCCTGGCGAATAGCGGTGCATACCCTCAGTTAACTTTTCGCGCAACAGCGGATAATTCAGAGAGGCTGCTTTTTCGGCATGGCAACGATCTGAAATGGAGGTACAATGGCACCAACGACGGAATAATATACCATTCCGGCAACTTCAATCCCTCGTCCAAGCTGGATAAGTCCGTTTGGGATGAAGCCTTCGAGCTAAAAACGGTAAACGGTGTGCGGGTGATCTCGGCAAAGCTGGACTTTCTCAGCGTTGCAGGCATCAGCGCTTATGCTACCGGCCCATCTTCGGGCGGCGGTGGCGGCGGATTGGATTACGACCTGCTCAAACAGGCCCTGACCGGCGCAATCACCCCGGACGGTTATCCGTTCACGATCTCCGCTTCGTTTCTCGGAGCCATCGGCAACACATACCTGCCACTATCCGGGGGGACACTTACAAATACAGGTAATTCTGCGCCTCTAATCATAACAGGTTCGAGCCTTCAAGCCTGTACAAAGTACATGATGAACGGCTCTACGGTAAGCGGCTATTTTGGGGTAGTAGCACAAGGACTTAACGGTGCCTTTATGCAATATGCCAACGGAACAATTTCTCCGTCATTAATTATAAATAACGATGCAGCTCCCCGATTTATCAACACGGCTGGAACTCAATTTATCCTTTACCATTCGGGCAACTTCAACCCTGATAGCAAATTCCCTTATCTGGGGATGGGAGGTGTAAATGATAATAGCAATGAAATAGGCGCAGGCTATAGTGGAAGTTCTGCTGGAGGTAATTTTAACGGGCCTTTTATAAAATTCGGGCAGACTTCCAATTATATGACCGAACTTTACAATCGCCATGATCAGGATGTGTTCCAGATCAGAAGGATGGTAAACGGAGAGTGGCAAGCATTTGTCAATTTGTGGCACTCCGGAAACTTCAATCCGGACAATTACCTGCCGTTAACAGGCAATAAAACCATAACCGGAAGCTTAACTGTTGCCAATGGTTTCACTTCCGGCATAATGAAATGCCAAACAGGGGCATATCCTCAGCTTCAGTTTGAACAAACAAATACCGGCGTTACGAGTATTTTGTTCGTCCATACTAATAATGCCCTGACCTATCGTCCGGTAGATCCGGGTAGTGATTACACCGTTTACCACTCCGGTAATTTCAATCCGGATAACTATCTCCTAAAGACTGCCAATGCGGTATCGGCCAGCAAATGGGCGACAGCGCGCACCCTCACCCTCACCGGCTCGGCTTCTGGCAATGTATCGATGGACGGCTCGGCGAACGTGTCGCTTAGTGTGACGAACAACCGGCTAAACTCGAATAGCGAGATGACCTATGGCTGGAATGGTATAAATTATTTTAACCTGGCAGGTACTGCCGGAGCAGCAGCAAAAATAAACGACACACCCACGACGGCATGGTGGCACATCCTGCGCTTTAACCACGGGAACAGCGCCGGGTATTATACCGATCTGGCAGTTCCGTTCAATGACAATACGCTGTACTATAAACGGGTGACTTCTGGAACCTTGCAGAACGGAGGATGGGTAAAAATTTGGGATGAGAAAAACGCCAACCTCTCGACTGTGGATTGGGCCGCGAAAAACATTACCGCTGCCGGTACCGTCACTGCCACCAAACTCGTAATTGGAGGAATAACCATCGACGTATACAACGGCGCGCTGCGCGTAAACGGAAACCTTGTCGCTACAGGCGGCGTAACAGCATATCAATAAAACTATGGCACTCGGAAAAACGAATATTTCAATCGACCTCGTGCGCCGCACGCTCGGATCGTCGAAAACAGACGTAGGAGGGCTTTGCCTGGAGGATAAGGTAAACATGTTCTCCTACTACAAACCCATCGATTCGCAGGCTCAGTCTACCGATCCGAATACGGACTGGCCGGCCAACATCAAGCAGAATTTCGGGATCAACATCCCGGAACTCACTTTGCCCGTGGATACGGCTTTGAACTGGACGCGGGACAAACCCGTCGGCGGACGGCTCAGTCCGTACAGACTGACCGATTTCGGCGGTTACGAGCACACCGCGCGGCCCTGCCTCAGTTCGGGTTGTACGGGAACCGTCAGCGTCAATATGTCCGATACGGGTTATACCACCCGCACGTTCACTTTCGAGCAAATCCCAGCAAGCAGCAAGACGAATGTTTCGGCGCTGAACATGAAAGGGATTCAATACTATTACTGGGGTTTTGCCTTGCTTACCTCATTGACCGCTACCGAGGGTAAATTAATCACTTGCGACAAGACCATCGGCGAGGGCGGCAATAGTATTACCGTGGACTTCTTCGAAATCGGAGCAGGAACGCACCACAAATACATGCTCTTCGTGCTGAGCAAAAAGAAGTCCACATGGACGAATCAGGACGAATGGAACATCAGCGATCTGGAAGTCGATCCGCTGGTGGTGTATCACAACAGCACGTTCATAAATCCGGTTCCGCTTAATATCTTCAACTCGATCCTGATTTCGGCCAAGATGACCGGGATAAATACCGACGGTGCAAAATACACTTTCTATCCGTTCAGCAACTTTACATCCTCTCCGTTGCTGTTCCACGGTACTCAGTATGCGTATGTCAAGGTGACGATCACCAATATCGCAGAACACGAAGTAAGATACACCACGCTGCAAGAAGTAGAGGTGGTATCATTCTGGGGGACGGTCGAAAAAGGGACGCCCCTCGTATTGGATGCCACAACGGGAAACAGGGTTTCGATGATTGTTTTGGCTGCCGGGGAAAGCCGGGACTATGTGCTGGAAATCGAGCAATTCGCATGGCATAACGGGGAATTTCAGTTGGACAATTATCCGACCGGCGTCGTGAACTCATACATCAAACTCGGATTCGGCGAACTGCTCGACCAGACCGGAACCTTCCAGATACAGGCAAGGAACATCTAATTTGTTATCAACCAATAAAATCTTTCAATTATGTCAACAGTAAATGCAATTATCAACGAGAACAAGATCACCGCACAAACGATTCAGCGGCTTATCAAGGCAAGCGTAGGTTCGGCCGAAGTTTCGGCGGAGGTAACGATGACCAATGCCGTGGTCGCTTCCTACACGGGCGGCCAGATCACCGAGAACGGAGAAGTCAAAGCGTCGTTCAACCAGTACGCGGACGGCAAGATGCAGATCAGCGCGGATGTGGAGTACTTCTCGCAGGCGCAGGCGATCCTCACTCCGTTCATGCAGAAGATGGACGCCATCGCGCTGACGATGACCGAACAGCCTGAATCAGTAATCGAAGCGTAATCCTAAAAACTCAAAAAGATGAAAAAGATCGAACTTGTAGCACTGACCCAGCTTTTGGGCAAAATCAGTTCCGGCAGCATTTCTCACGATGAGCGCAAAGGGTTGCTCGACACGATGAAGGTTGCCAAATACAACCTCGAAATGCGCGACGAGAAGATGCGCACGGCAATGAAGAAGTACGGAATCGAGATCGACCCGAACACCGGAAGGATTGCCGAAGGTAACGACAAGACGGCTGTCGCTTCATTCCTCGACGATATGAACAAGGTGGACACGTCGGATGTCGAACTCAAGCCGTTTCTTTCGGAGGCCGGGGCCGATGCGCTCTGGGAGGAAAACAAACTCACCACTTCGGAGCGCATGATGCTCGATGAGCTGGTGAAGCAGCCCGAGCCGGAAGCTCCGGAGAAACCGGCGGCCAAAACGAAAAAGTAACAGGGCGGCAGAACCCGGCGGAATTTCCGCCGGGCTTTCCCGGCCAGTAAAACGACAAGTATGGAACATTTGAATTTACAAGCCCTCGCCGATAACCTGAGCCTTTTCGCGTTCATCTACCTGTGCGTGTTCGGCGCAATCGTAATGGATTTGTGGAGCGGGGTGCGCAAAGCCCGCCGCCGGCACGAACTGCGCATGAGTAACGGCTACAAACGCACGGTAGACAAGATCGCCCGATACTACAACATGCTGCTGGTGGTCTCGATTATGGACGCGCTGCTGATCGTCTCCCAGGCGCACAGCTTTTGCTCTCTGCCGTGCCTGCCTTACCTGACGATCATCGGGGCGCTGTTCCTCTGCTTCATCGAGCTGAAAAGCATCTTCGAGAAGGCGGAGGACAAGACCAGGTTCGCGGAATCGGCACTGCTGGCCGGGAAGATCATCGCCAACAAGGACGATCTGAAAAAGCTGGTGGAGGAACTGGGTAGAGAG